CGGCGCCGTGTCGTCAAATTCGCCCCCTACAGGCGTGATAGAGGTCGTTCCCGGGGTGAATGCCGCATCATCTGTCATTGACGCGCCTCCGCTCCCCGTCGACTCAACGAGGAGACGTTTCGTAGTTGGATCGGCGCGGACGCCAACCATGGTAGTGTCGTCGGCGCTACTCGCGGCTATGAGTCCGGTGACGTAATTGGCATCTCTTTTGGCATCAGCCATATTTTTATAAAATCTTTAGTCCTAATTTTTCCAAATGCTTCGCGACTATGGAATACCTGTCCTTGACATCCGTCTCAAGCGCCCGCAGCTCCTTCTCAAATTGCCCCAGCCGCTCACTTGTTAGCTTGTTTGTCCTAGCCGCGATCTCGACGTCCTTCTCCCTTTCGCGCAGCTCCTCGATCTTGACCGCGATTTTTTCGTTCGCCTCGTTCGACTCATTGTGGAAACTCGCCCACTTCTCACCGAGCGCCGTCGCGGATCGCGCGATCTCGTCCTCGGCTGCCTTGATTCCCGACTCTCGGACATCGAGCGTTCTATCTTTTTCCAAAGCTTCGCCTTCTTGGTCGGCGAGAGCATCGATGTGCGTCTCAAGCTCATCGCGGCGTTCATCAAGAGTCGTCTGACGTCTTTTAATGTCAGCGATCCCCGCGTTGGCCTCCTCGATGAGCTTTTCATATTCCCTTTTTGCCGCGTCGACTGGCTCGAGGGCGGTGCGCTTCCTTTCCTCAAGTACCTCCACTTCCTTCTCGAGGACGGTTTTTTTCACCGCAAGCGTGGCTCGGGCCGCGACCCTCTCGGCCGCGACCCTCTCGGCCGCGACCCTCTCGGCCGCGACCGAATTATTCAGCCGCTTGATGGAATCCGCCTCCGCCTTGTTGAGCCCCCTCACCCTTGCGGCGCGATCCTCCTCCGCCTTGCTCGCGCGGACCTTGGTGTCCTCTGGTGATAGGAGCTTCATGGCGTTATCCGATCTCGTATCCCGCTATGTTCGCGTGGCAGACGGAAGTGCCGTCCACCTCGACGGACACGAGCGCGCCAACCGCCCCGCGCAACGGCGAGGAGAAGGTGTGCTCATAGGAGTTGTTACCCGCCGCCGTCGTGGCCACCTGCGAGCGCCAGATGACCGTGGTCCCCTGCTTAACGAGAACCAGGGCTCCGGCTTTGTCAGAGCTCGCGGAGATGTCGGTGATGAAGTACTGCTTGCCGGCCGCCCCCGTATGGGAGGCGGACGCCGCCGTGGCATGGGTCGCCGTCTCGGAAAACGATAGTCCGTGGTCTTGTCCAGACATGGGGTTGGTTTTTATTGGTTAGGCTGCGGGGGTTTCAACGGGTGCCCCGCCGAATTCTTCGTCTTCGTCCTCACTCACCTCGGGAAGCGTCTGCGGCTTGGTCGGGTCCTGCTGCTCCTCCTGCCGCGACTCCTTTTTGGGGGACGGCTCGTCCTTTGGCAAAGATGCCTTTCCGGACTTCTGCCGATTCTTGTTCGCCACCTCGATCTGGACGTCGATGCTGTCCTTCTCCTCGCCGAGCTCCTCCGCGTCGTCCGGGGCGTACGCCTTGTTGAATATCTCCATGAATAGCGACACCTCCTGGGGCTTCTTCGGGGATGTCATCTTGTCCCCGTTCGGATGGACGAGGTTGCCCAACGAGTCCGTCCTCAAGAGCTCGCGGTTGGTCAGGTGCTTGGCGAAGTGCTGCGCCAGATAATCCGGCATGTACACGGACTGGCCGGGCGCGAACGTCTTGCCCTTGCCGTTCCAGTATCCGGTGAACGGCTTGTCTGTAAAGTTTGTGAAAAGCGCTGTTTTCATGTTTTTGTTGGCGGGCGGATGAAGCCCCGCTGTTAGCATCCAACCCCGGCCAGTTCGGGGTGGTTGTCTTACTGGCCACCTGCGCGCGGGCCCGGCGATTGCTTTTCGCGCGGGCCCGCACTTTGGGACTAGAGGACGCCGTGAAGTTTTACCGCGCCATACTCCGTGTTTGCGATACCAGTAAGGGCGTGGCCGACAGAAGCTATGACACCGGCTTCATTGTGTGCCTCAACGGCACCCGCAACGGCGTTCGAAGCGTCGAGCTCGGTTCCGACAGTTACCGTACCGTCAGCGAGAATGAGCGCTACGCCCGCTACTTGCAGCCAGCCGAATTCGGAGATCGCGACCGGGTGTACTGCCACCCCATTTGGGGCAGAAGTTGCAGCGCTCGGGTTAACGATCACCGCGCTGTACGCGTTGCGCACCAGATCGAGTCTGGAAGTCGTGGTCAGCGCGACCTTGACCTCGTCAAACATGGCGAAGGTCGGGGCCGCTGTGGTGTACGCGATGTGGCCCTTGACCTTGTACTGGCGTCCGACACCCGGGGTCACGGTGACGAGCACCCAACCCTCGGCGTATTCGTTCGCCGTTACCGTGACGGTGGTCGTTGACACGATCGACAGATCGCCGATCGCCGCCGCCACCGCGGTGAGGTTCTGCAGTGCGGTGTCCTCGGCGGACGACTGCTGGAGCTTGCCGGCCACCAGCGCGGTCGCGCCCGCCTTGCAGTAGCGGAAGGCGGTGCCGTCGTTGGCAAAGACAAGCTCGCCGAGCTGGTGCATCTTGTCCGCGCTCGAGCTGTGAAGCGTCTGCGCGGCGATTTGCACCGGTCCTGTTAGTCTTGTGGACATAGATTTTTAGTTAGCTGGTTAATTATTCTTTTCTGTTTAGCCATCTATTCGACTCTAGGTTCAGGAGAATGGCGTCAGGATCGTACCGCTGCCGAGAGTGGTGCCGTCGCAGTACCAACGTGTCGCTGATATTGCGATGAGGTGCCACGTTGAGCCGATCATGCCTCCTGTGGTCGTTCCGTTCATGCTGATGATCAAGTCGTCGGTCACATCGGGCTGGAACTGGTCGTTTTCAATACCTGCGGCCGAGCTCATGCACATGACGCCACCTGTGAGCAGGTCAGCTGCTCCGGCGGTGATGGTTGATGCTGTAGAGGCAGTTGTTACTGTGAACCAGAACTCCATTCCTACATCGCCTGCACCGATCGCTGGCAAAGTGTAGGCCACGGTCGCGCTATCCATGAGCATGATCGATCCGCTCATTGCGGAGGTCATGGTCGTGTTACCTGACGAGGCAAGCACGCTTCGCTTGTAGCGCATGCCAGCGGCAGATGAAGCGGTAGCGATGGACACGAGGCCAGTCGATGTATTACCGATGGCGATCGTGCCAGCTGCCTTTGCGTTGACGCTGACGCTTTCGTCAGTTGCCGAGCCAGTTGCTGCGATAGCGACGGCGGTTCCTGTCGCGGCGGCCGTAATCGAGATGCCTGTGACCGCGCTTGCTGCGTTTCCGTTCACCACAAGGGTGGGGTTGGTCGTTCCAGCCGGGCCTACCGTAAGGCCTCCTGTTCCCGTCGAGGTAATTACGACCGCGCCGGTTGCCTTGGTGGTAAGCGCAATGCCGATGTTCGTGTCGCCACCAGTTGCAGAAATGATCGGATTCGACGAGGCCGCTGCGCTCGAGATGGTGATTTCGTTTACCGCGGAGGCGACATTCGGAAGAATAAGAAGCTCCCGAGCGCCATCTCCCGACCAAAGCGTCAGGGAGCCCGTCCCTTTTGTAGAAACGTCGAGTCCTACGTTCGTGTCGTCCCCCTGTGCCGTCAAGTCGACGGCACTTCCTGTCGCCGAGTTGGCGATCCGGATGAAGTTTACTGCTGAGGCTACGGCGTCAAACTCAAGAATCTCGTTTTGATTCGAGTCCAAGACATCTCCAAGGTCGACTGTCATGTTGTGCTGCGCCCCATACATGACCGCCGGATCGTAGTTTCGTTGTTCTATGGCCATAGAAGTGTTTGTTAAGGATTAAATCGGCGCCGATTCGACTAGCGTCGGCACCATCACGGCTAGATTCCGGTGATTCCGGTCAGCTTCCCGTGGCGCTTCGGGTTCGAGGTGATGAACTGTCCGCCGAAATAGATGTGTCCTACGACTGCGCCCGCGTTTGCAGGGACAACCCAGTCGCCCCAGGAGAATCCGAGACCCATCGGTGCCTCGTAATCGTTGCCTTCGACCTGGCTCTTGTACGCAACCGGCTTCGCGTTGAAGAATGGCAGCGCGTGGAAGTCGACGAAGTTCTCGTTGAGCAGGATCATGGCTTCTGCCGTGGTCTTCTCGTCGGCGATCATCGGCTTCGCGTTGTACTCGAGCGCGGTGAATCCGGTTCCGCCCGTGAGCCCCTTCATCCGCGACGCCTCCTTCATGATGCGCTCCTGCGGCCGGAGAAGCTGGCCGTAGAAGTTGAATACCGCTTCTGTAAGCAGCCCCACCGTCGGCTTTTGGGAGCCGGATGCCACGGCCGACCAGAGAGTGTCTATCTTTGCCAGAGTCAGCGTTCCGCTCGATGCGGTTACAGTCGACTTGAGTGTCGTGTATGTCGAGCGCGATTGTCCGCCGATGTTCGCGACGGCGGTCCCGTCGTCGACTAAGGCGGCGAGCCCGAGCACGTCCTTCGACGTGTTGCCGGTTCCGTCCGCGTAGAACGCGGTCCCGAGGTCGTCGGCAAGGTCCTCGGTGTCCGACTGGATGGTCAGTTTCATGAGGTCGAGCACCTTGTCCTCCGTGTCTGCAACCGAGAGCTCGTCCCCCGGAAGGGAGCAGGAAATCTGGTGAAAGCTCGGGGTGAACTCGAGCACCACGCGGTTGTCGGTCGCGGAGGTCGAGAACGTGTCGAATCCACGGAACGACGTGCTGGTCGTGTTCTTGCTTACTTTGATCGACTGGCGCAATGTGCGTCCACTCCACTTTTTGGAGGCGCGCACCACGCGCTGAAACAGGACGTTGCTGTTTAATACTGTATCGACCACGAACTGGTCGGTTTTGTTACTCCGCACGTCGCGGGGAGCGACCGCTTCGGGTCACTCTCTCACGGTTGTAATTCCCGTGAGGTCAGACTGTTGCATCGGCCGCTTGGCCGTCTCCTCGCTCAGTCGTTGAAGGCGCTTCCAGCTTTCCCTTGTTGTTCAATGCTCTCATTCGGAAGAAGTAGGCCTCGCGCTTGGCTCTGTCCTCGTCGGTGAGCCAGTGGGCGCGATATGCCGTTCCCCGGAAGAACTTGCTGTTGAAGTCCTTGAGGAGGATGGCGTTGGCACGTTTCAGAACGAGGTGGGGCTCGATCTTCTCGATGCATTCGACCGCCGCCTTCGACGTGACCTGCCAGCTGACGGTAGGGTTCATCGGATAGACCGATTCCCTGCCGTCCTTCATCTTCCATTTCTGCTTCGACTCCCAGCGGCAGATATTGCCGCCGAACATCGACTTCAGAAGTTTGAGTACCTTGATCGACTGGTTCGACTCGACTTGCCCTACCGATATGTAGGGGAGAAAGTTCCATTTACCCTCGGCGCCGCGTCTGCAGCGCTTGATGGTGATGGTCCCGTCCGCGTCGATGAATCCTGCCGCCCAGGCTGTTTTGTTGATGGTATCCATCTTGAGCATTGAGTTGTAAGGGGCTGTCGGCTTCCTCGGCGTTGGCATTTCAGCTTTTCGCCGTATATCAGAGGGGATTTATTCTGCCCTTCGTGTTAAGGCAGATACTTTGTCTGCACCGTGGTCTGCACCCTTTGTCCATATAGCTCAGCCATATGTTTGTTGGTTAGTTTTAAGGTTAATTATCGCTTTCCCTACCACGGGCGGGCGCCGGGCTTCGAGAAATCCGTGCTCGTCGCGTAAGGGTTCTGCTTCTGCTCGGCGCGGTTGTCCGAGGTCGTCGCGTCCGCGATCTGCTTGCGCTCTTTCATGGCATCCTTGGCCTTGAAGACGTCAGCCGGCTTCATCATCTTGAACGCCGCCTTGTAGTTCCACCGCCCCTTGGAGTCCACCAGGTCGTTGTCCAGCGCCGTCTTGAGGAGCTTGTTGCGGTCGATCTTCTGCCCCTCGGGATTGACCACCTTGTCCGCCTCGAGCGCCGAGACCTCATCGTTTAAGTAGGTGGTCGCCTCGTCAATCTGCTTTTTCTCCTTACCCTGGGCATCGGTGAGACGCTTATAGGCGTTCTCCTCGGCCTGAGTTAGGAGTCCCTTGTTCCACTCCTGGAACTGCGCCCACTGTTCATCATCGCCTCCGAACCATTCGGGTATCTTTCCCGGAGTGTCGCCGGTTTGCATCGGCTTCTTTTCTTCGGCCAGCGGAAATCTTTTGTCGATGTCCTCACGGAGTTTCGCGATCTCGCTGACGTGCCGCGTCTCCTGGTCGTTGAACCGATTCTTCCAGTCGCTCTCGCGCTCTATCCAGCGCGGGTCGTCGGCGAAACCCTTCCCCTTTTCGCCATCCGTCTCTTTGCCGCCATTTTTATTTTGCGTCTGATCTTTATCCTGATCAGACGATCCAGTCTGGTCGGCGTTCGTTTGTTCTCCCGCTGACGGGGCGGCGGAGTTTTCTGTCTCCGTGTCCGCGGCTGCGAAGGCTGGTTCGCCCTCTGCCTTGAACTGCGTCGAATTCTCGTTCAACATATTGACTACGTGGTGTATTTTTCAATTCCCCACAAACGACGGGAATTTTTATTTAATTTTTAATCTGCTCGGTTATTTTCCCCTTACGGTCGCCTTCATCGCCTCATTTTCCATGTCCATCTCGTGACTTCTCTCCCCTTCCTCCTGTTTCGACCTTTCCTGCACCGCCGCAGCCGCCTGTTGGGCCGCGACAGCTTGCTGCACGAGCGGATTGCCCTGGTAGAGCAGATGCGGCGCGTTCGCCTCGAGCCACACGTTCGCCGCGAGCTCATCCGGATTCGGGTACTCGAGCCGCTTGAACAGGTCGAGTGTCGAGATGCGGTTGAGCCCCGCGAGCTCCAGCGCCTGGTTCGCGATCGTGATGCTGTCCTTGGGGAGGAGCGACCCCTCCTTGACTGACACCGTTATCTTCGGCGGGCGCGCGCCGCCCAAGAACTGGAATCCCAGGTCGTAGACGTAGAGCAACTGCACGAACCAGTTGTAGATGTCGTCCGCGAACTGCTCGAGGTACTCGCTCACGCCGCCGCCTATGCGGTCGGTGTCGAGCGTCCTGCTTATGAGCTTTCCGGTCGCGAGCTTCTCCCCCTCGAGGCCCGCCTGCGACGACCCCTTGACCCCGAATATGTCGCGGAGTCGCGAGCGCATGTCGAGCAGGTTGTTGTAGACGTCCGGAGGGAGCCCCGGCGCTGGATAGCGGTCGACGGCTTCGCGCGGGGAGCCGTCCGGTATCACCACCGTGCCGCCCTTGCGGAGTGCCTTCGTGACCCCCTCTGCCTGCGGCTTTGTGAGCCCCGACCGGGCCATCGAGACGACGATCCCGCCGTTCATGTCGTCCGCGTTCCTGTCGATCTGACTGTTGCGCTTGTTTATCCTGTCCTGGTTTGAAAGGTTCTGTCCGATGAGGGAGGTCTTGTCCATCGGCTGGTCGCCGAGGTTGAACACCGAGAGGAACTTGTACGGCATCTCCGGGCTCGGGAAGTGGTTGATCCCTTGCGTGGTCTGTGGCGTTTGCGTCGCATTCCCGTAGTCGTCGACGCTTTCCACGACTTCCGTTCCGTCGTAGTTCCAGTGGGGATTCTTCCTCTTGAGGAGGATCGTGCTCCCGAGCTTCCAGCACATGTACTCCTTGGTCCACCACTCCACGAACTGGATGTCCGTTCCGAGATTGTCACTAACTTTGTCCGTGATGGCCTTGCGCGCCGCCTGCGCCTTCTCGTTTTCGCCTATGAGCTTGAGCAGCTTGCCAGCGGCCATCTTCCGGTACTCCCCGATCCTTTCGCCCGTGTACCCGTCCTCGTCGACGGTCGCCTCCGGGTCGAGGATGATCTTCTTCGGCCGCACGATCTTGACGATCGGGATGTCCTTGTCGAGGTCCCACCCGAACTTCGCGACCGCGAGCTGGAAGATGGCCCAGTGGCGTCCGGCCTTCTTCAGCTTCAGCCGTATCTTGTTCTTGTCGGAAAGGTCGGCGAGGCGCGCCTTCACCTTCGCGACATACTTCTCAAATGCCGGCGTTGTGTCCTCTATCGCGTCGAGCGCCGTGATCGGCTCGGGATTCCGCCGCGTCATCTGCGGAAGGTAAGTCTCCAGCGATTCGAATATAAGGTTGTCGACCGACGGCCGACTGTCGTCCAGCTTCGGCAGGTCGTGGTGATTTCCGAGCCAGTACTTCTCGTTCTCGTCGATCTGCTTCTCCCACTCCTGCTTGGCCGGCGAGTCCTTCCAAGCCGTCTCCCACGCGTTAGTGAGCCTGACTATCTCCTCGTCGCTCATCTCGAGCACTAGCTCCGGGAGCTTCTCGGAAACCACGCCGGGCTTGTTCTCTGGCGTCGTGTCTCTCTTGAGCTTGTTCACGTCGTCCCCAAGGGACGAGTAGCCGGCGATGTCTGCTGATTGAGGCATGGTTTTCTATAAAAATAGGCTGCATAGCGCAAAGCGCTAGCAGCCCACTCGTCATCGGAGTCAGAGCCGACACGATATAATCAAATTTTTCCCTATGATAATAGTATCACCACTTACGGCGTCAAGCAAAGCCCCTGTGGACAAAGTTTCAGGTCCGCGGAGGTTCCGCGGCCCTCCTGTACGTCATGCGGTTGACGTGCACATTCTGCACCTGGCCGTTGTGGATGTTCACCTCGACCTTCCCGCTCTCGATGTCGAACACGCCGGCCTCGAGCAATGCCAGAAACTTCTCGCGGTGCTTACTGAACGCGATAAGCGCCTGCGCGTCGTCGTGCGCCAGGACAATGCTCGCTATGTGCATGCTTCCCTCCATACTCACCAGTCTATCTTTCCCTCGTCGAGCGCGTCGAGCGACTCGCTCACGCCCTTGTCGAACATCTTGCGCGGGTCGAACGACACCGTCCCGTCCGGGTCGATCATGTAACTTTTCGGCCCCTGCTGCGCGGACGACGGCATCACTATCCCGCCGGTGCCGGAGAACCTCCTCATGCCGACGCGCCAGAACACCGTCGCGAGCGCCCTGTGGTCCCTCCCGCTCCTGACCCACTTGTAGCCCTTGACCACGTTGGTGTCCGGGTCGAGAATCTTCATCTTTGAAAGATGGTTCCAGTCGAGCCAGTATTCGTACCAGTCGGTCTCCGTCCCGTGGACGGGGATCAACTTGTTGCGGAACTCGTCCACCACAATCTGGATCATGCGGTTCCTGTCGGCCGTCACCGCGCCGTGCTCGTCGCCGGTACCCCACTTCACGAGCTCCTTGGTCTTGCGGTCGCCGGCAAGCGAGCAGAGGAACACGCGCCCGGGCCACCGCTCGTAGAATTTCCGCGACCCTATCAGATCGCCCCCTTGATCGATGACGGCGATGCACTTCGGCCAGCGCTTCATATATCCATCGAGCGTGCCGTAGTCATCACAGTCGCCTTGCATGAAAAGTCCTTTTGAGTTCCCTAGGACATAGTCGAGCCGCAACCCAGTGTCTATCCCGAGGATCACCCTTTCGTCATCCGCCGGCGCCCACGGCTGGCCTGTCAGGTTCTGCAGGAAGTGCTGCCGGAGGAGCTTCGCCGTCCCGTCGGCGAACGGCAGGCCGAGTATCTTGGTGTAGAAAAACTCCGGCGTCGTGTCGGGGTGCCGGAACTTGTCGACTATGGTCGCCGCGCTTATCCACGGGGCGATGAGCAGAGGCACCCAGTAGCCGCTCACCTTCTTCTCCGGATGCTTGGCGACCCACTGGCCCTGCGCGCGCGTCCGGTCGTCTATGATCCCTGCGCACTTCTTGCACACGAACTCCTTGCGCTCCATGTCGACGGACATCCTGCGCGGATTCTCGGTGTTCCACGAGAGAAATTGCCAGTGTGCGCAGTGCGGGCACTTCACGAACCAGTGCTTCTGGTCCGACATGAGCCAGTCCGCATGCACGCCTGTCTCCGGTAGGCTCGGGTGGCTGAATGTGTGCGTCTGCTTGAATTTCGAATGCTGGATGCGCGCCTGGTAGTCCGCCACCACGTCGAGCTTGCTCGAGTCCTTCTCATCGTGAACGAGCCGGTCGGCCGTGACTGAGATGGCCGCCTTTTTCGTCCACGTCCCTTTGTAATAGATCATCGACTCCCCGACCGCCTTCTGCTCGATCGAGTCCTTGTCGGCGACGTCCGCGAGCATGCACGGGTTGTTCGCGATGATGCGGTTCACTTTCCCGCCGACCATGATCCTCACATCGTTGTCGGTCGGCATCGTCGATATCATGTCCATCTTGTACCGCTTGGCGTCGTAGTGGCTCTTGAGAATCTCCGTCGTCGTCATGCCGACCTGCGCGCCTTTCATGACCACAAGGTCGCGCGCCTGATCGCGAAAGATGTCGAACAGAAATCGGTGGCTCACGAGGTCGATCGGGTCGCCCTTCTCGTTCTTGATCGCGTTGGTCTGAATCCAGCCGATGATGGACAGGTCCTCGATCGACACCTTTCTCTCGCTTGTAGAGACGGTTGGTGCGCTCATTGCGGCCTCCACGTCACTTTCCCGCTTTGTATCAAAACTTCAATCGAGCCGTCGATGTACACCGCCCTCACCTGACCGCAATACACGCATGCAAAAATTATGCCAATTTTTCCTAAAGAACGCGGAGAATCGTCTATCTTTTTGAAATCGTGATCGCAATTCATAGATTATTTTTCCTCCTTTTTATCAAGCTCTTTCGGCTTCGCATCGTGTGCGCGCGCCGTCGCCTCGTAAAGCTCCCTCTCGTACCTGTCCTTGATAGCGAGCATCTCCGGGGTGTTCAGTGCCGCGGGATCGAGCGAAACAGAGCCGCTGTGCTCGAGCTTCAGCTTGTCGCCGAACTCCTGCGGGCGCTTGCTCCTCAAATATCCAAATGAAAAGTGCTTGTCGCCGGCGATCCCCTTCACGACCTCCATCCTTGCCGCGAGCACCGGCTTCTGGCGCAAACGCTCGAATTCCTCGAATAACTTCGGGTCCTCCTTGATCCAATTATAATAGGTCTGCACCGATATCTCCGCGTAATAGCACGCCTCCTCGACGCTCGCGTCTATGGCGAACGACTCCTTGAGTTTTTGGACGACCTCCGGAAGGAGTTTCGTGGGACGCCCCCCCTTGTTTTTCCCCTTCTTGGGAAGCCACTTCTGGGTGTCTATTCGCCTTGCCATACGATTTTCTAACCCCTAAAAACAGAATCCGAGCGTTTTTAATTATTCTCCTAGCAAGTGTGCATTCCAACGCCACCGCGCTCAGTGCAACCCTTGCACATTTTTCCAGATGCCTCTTTCGCTGGCGGCTTGCAGTACTGGCCAGGGAACGCCTGCGGGGCCACCTCGAGCGCCCCCCTTTTCATGTTCACCCCGGCCGCCTCCAGTTGCTCGCGCGTGTTGTAGTAGATTTCGAACAGAGTGTCCGCTGCGCCTTTCCTTTCGAACTCGACCGAGACTACCTCGCTCCTCTTCGCGTCGCCCCACCCCGTGCCTATGCCCTGCTGGCTCATCGCCTTCATGCTGTGCGATTCGTTCATCGCGTTCAAAGAGACCGTGCCGATATCTCCCATTGCCACGGTGTTTGCTGAGAAACCTGCGAATTGTCCAGTGGTCATGTCGAGTCCGAATCTCACCGGATAGATGTTCGAGTTGCAGCCGTCGCATCTGCAATGAAACTGCTTACATCCCCAGCAGTAGCTTCGGTGGCAATGATGATGTGGCGGCAGATATTCCTTGATCACGACTGGCTGCGGCATCTCTTTCTCGGAGAATACCGCGACGCCGATCACGCCGAGGTTGTTCCCCCTCTCCATCCTCTTGCGGTACGAGTCGTCCGGCCTTGAGAAGTAGAACTCCGCGACGCTCTCGTCGCTCGTCCGCCAGCCGTCGACCGTGACCGCCGACCATGGGCGCACGATGTACCCGCTCGAGTCGTGCCTCGCCTCCTCGCCGTTCATGACGGACAGGCCGTCTATGCTTGGGACGAACAGCTTCCGCGATCCCGTGCTGTTACGGAGGCGCAGGGAGAACGTGGTACCCTCGCGGCCCTCCACGTACATCCGGCCCTCGTGGAGGTACTCCTTGAGGGGCTTGCCGTTCACGAGCACCTCGACTTCGTAGTTTGACTTCTGCATATGTCTTCGGGGGCTTCTTGCCTCACAATGGTTGGCCGTGCGGCGACCGTAAGGGGGTCGAACCCTTGTTTCGCTGGTTCACAGCGCGTCCTAGACCACTAGACGAACGGACACCGAACGACCGACCATTTTTCGAGGACTTCCAGCCCAAAATTTATGCTCGGATTCTGTTTTCAAGGATCGTTCAATTTAATTATACCACGGTTTCCCGACCCGCATTCTCGAGAATCCGCTTCGCGATTCGTTTTTGGATCGCCTCGCTTCGTTCATCCCACGCCTTGGTTTGAAAAATAGGAACGCGATCTTGTATCTCTTTCCGCGTCCGCATTCGTCGCGCCATCTTTACTTTTTGCTTGTGAGTAAATTTCATATAACCCATTGAATCGCTTCTCCGTTTTTCACAACGATATCGTCATCTTTATATTGGCACCATCGGGTTACTATCACATCGACATATTTCGGATCGAGTTCGATGAGTCGCGCTCGACGTTCTAATTGATCGCATGCTATGAGCGTCGATCCTGATCCGCCAAAAGCATCGAGAACAATATCTCCTTTTTCGCTTGAGCGTTTCAATGCTCGTTCAGCGAGCTGGACTGGCTTTTGGGTAGGATGAACGTATTTTTGTTTGTTATCACGCTTTTGATTCCAAACATCGAGATAATCTTGAAACTTTTTTGCCCCAACTGTCCAAAGCTCCGTGAAAATTTATGTTTCGGTATTTTACTTGTCCTTGCTTCCAACCGACCATGACCGGCTCGTATATCCTGTGGTAAAGCTGGCCCGGAGAATAAATCATCGATTCTTTGAGCCAGATACAAATTTGGCTCAAACGCCATCCAGAAGCTTCCCATGCTTTCTCATTGATGCTCTGCAATCTTGATGCATACCACCAATAAAGTGTCGCGTCGTCTGTGCTTATTGAGTGAAGATTTTTAAGAGCTTTTATGAACATCGCGAGAGTGTCTTCCGGAGTTTTGTCATCATTCAAAATTGTGCGTTCTTCATTATCGTATGTTCCACCTTCGCGCGGTATGTAATCGACGCCGTAAGGAGGGTCGGTGAATATCATGCGCGCCTTTTCATCTCCGAGAAGTCTCCGATATACATTTTCGTCTGTCGAATCGCCACACAAAAGTTTATGCTCTCCGAGTTCGTATAGATCACCAATCTTGCTTCGGGGTACTGTTACGGTTGAAATATCGGGCTTGTCTTCTTTTGTTTCAAGGATCAAATTTTCATCGAATCCAGTAAGGTCAAGCATTCCAGCCGATAATGCTTTCAATTCCTCAATCACTATATCCATGTCCCACGCGGACTCGTTGAGCTTGTTGTCGGCGAGCCGGTACGCCCTCGCGCGCTCCTCATCAAGCTCGACTGTAAGCGTCGGCACGGTCTCCATCCCGAGCGATTTCGCCGCAAGCAGGCGGCCGTGCCCGACTATAACAACGCCGTCCTTGTTGACAACGATAGGTTGTCCCCATCCAAACTCTTTAATCGACGCGGCGATCTTCTTCACCTGCGCCTTCGTGTGCTCCTTTGCGTTCTTGGGGTACGGCTTTATCTCGCCTATCGGGCGGTCGACGATCTGCATAGATCACCACGCGTTGCCGAGCATCCCGTCGCCGCGGCCTTCCCCTGATGTTCCGCCCTCTTCCGGCTGGCTTCTCTGCATGGGGTTCTCGATCCTCACGGAGACACGTGCGTTCTCCGCGCCCCCGGCGGCCCGCACGATCGTCCTGATCGCGTGGGCGGTTGTCCCGCTCCTGCCGATGAGCCTGCCGACATCGCCCGGCGCCACCTTCACGGTGAGCAGCACGCCCCTCTCGTCAAGCGTTTCCTCGACCGACGCCGCCGACGGATCACCGACAATGCAGTCAACTATCGTTTTCAAAACTTCCTCGTATTTTTTCATGTCCTTTGGTTAGATTTTTTATTCCTCTTTTTGCGCCTCAACGATGATCCCCGAGCTCGTCAGAAGTATGGACGCTATGGAGACCGCACTCTCGAGGCTCGCCAGGAGAACATCGACCGGGTCCATAACCCCCACTTCCAAGAAATGACCGCGCTTGCCGGTCACCAAATTGACCGCGGTGTTGTTGTCCACATAATCAGGATCGTCTATTCCCATGTTCTCCAGGAGCTGGCGCGCGGGCTGCCCCATGGCCTCGTTTAGTATCGGGCTCGAGGTTGTCTGCCTCGCGAGCCAGAGGCCCCCGCCGGCGACCACTCCGTTCCTGTACGCTGCCCTCACGGCGTTTACGGCGTCCTCGACCTTGTACTTGAGCGCCTTCTGCTCGTTCTCCGTCGGGGCACCGACCTTTATCACCGCCATCGTGTTCGTGAACATCCCGAGGCGGTACGACAGCGCCTTCTTTTTCTTTTCCTCGGCCTCGTTCTCGACCGCCTCCTTGAGCGCCTTCACGGCCTTGCCCACCTCGGACTTCTTCCCCTTCGGGCCGACGACTATCGACTCCTCCCTGCGGCAGATGAACTTCTCCGCGCGCCCGAGGTCGGCGATCTCTACATTTTCCAGCTTGTCGCCCTTCGACTCGGTGAACAT